CCACTCTTCAATACTAGTTTGTATGTGTGTCTGTCGTACTCTTTGTCACAATACGTCGTGAAGTCTTCGCCGTCTTTGTAGGCCATGTTAGTTGAAGTGTCAGGGATAATAAAATAATAAAAAATAAAACGAAACTAGTCGCCACTTATCTTTGCCTCAAAGTCTTTTATAAGTCTCATGACTTGTTTTTTGTCAGATCCACAGGGAGCGTTGTTTAAACAACTCAAAATAAGTTCATCATCTGTGAATGTTTCTTTTGCTTTCCAGCTTAAAAAATCAGTTGCCATTTACAAACTGTCTCCAGGCGATCATGTTCTTGATGTTGAATGAGAGCTGGTGAATTTGTTTCAGGATCTCACTCAATGTATTTAAAGTCGTTTCGTAAAGAGCAACCTTCATCTCAATCTTATTAACAGTCTCATCAACTGCAACCCAACTAGGGACCTCTGAACGGATAAGTTTAAAGTTAAAGGGCGTTTCCTCATACATCTCAGGTTCTCCCCTTCCAGAGTAGTACAGGGTCCTTAGGTGGATGATTTTATTATGTTCCTGCTTTGATTTCTTCAACAACAAAGTAAACTCACCATGAAGTGTGATGTACTTTGAATGAAGTTGTGGAATCTTTATGGAGGCTTCGTCTAGAAGAACGTCATCAATGACGCTGTCCTTAGCCCACATTGATTGGATTTCTTCTAAGTTCATGATAATATTATAACTCTTTATATCACCTATGTCAAGGAATTGCCTTGATCAGTTCTGTGATAATTTGATTTCATTGTCTTATCTGTGGCATAAGCTGCATCACCAACGTAATAATCATAGTAATCATAACGTAAAGTAACTTCTGCCGTGAAGTAATTGATGTCTGAGACTGATGAATCAAAGTTGATTGTCGATAAGGAGGTAGGAAAACAATCCTTGAAGACAAACTCTGAAACTACTCTGTAATTAGATGAAAGAATACTCAACGAACAATCTGACTTCCAATCAGAATTGTCACCTGTTCCTTGCCACTGAGACTCTAATTGTTTTCTGCTGTAAGTAAATTCTTTTTGTGTCTTTGGAGTTGCAATTGTTCTCATCCAGTCATGACACTGATACCAGTTCTTCATGTTCTCATCAATTAAGAACCTAATGAAGAGAGGTTCATATTCCAGTTCATCACCTGGCATGTAAAACTTGTTCACCACTGAAGGAATGGGATCTTCTTTGCAGGAGATGGATGGAATGTTAGCAGCCTGACAGAAGAAATCCACTCCAGGCATCTTTGCAATGCTAAATTTAAATCCAATTGGTGATAGGAAGTTCCTATTCTCAATTGAACCTACCCTGTTTGTTGGATTATCAGTCTGTTGTGCCACGCAGTTCCTTCACACGTACCTTATTTATCTGTCCTTCTCAATGTTTAGGTTATAAAAGGAGTGTTCCATAATACACTTGTTGAGTAAGTCTCTCATGTACCAGAGAAACTCTTGTTCTTGTGCATGTCTTGCTGGCGAACCAGGCCACACCTCAATAGAATAATCTATAATACCCTTCAGTGCTAAAACACCATTGATGTCAAAGGCGAGTTGATAGACGTCTTCATTATGTTCTTCCATGAACTTATTTAGATAAACACAAAAAAAGAGAGGCCGAAGCCTCTCTGGTGTTCTCTTTTAGAGATGGATCACATAAGGTTCTTAATTTGAACTCTTCTGTAATAACGGTTGGTGTTGTCAGAGATACGACCCAAGCCTTGGTTACCATTACCGCCGGTGACGTCGATAGGACCTTCAGCGAAGGGGTTGGCGACGATGCCGTAACGAGTTTTGAAACCGATGTTAGGCTGGAATGTCTCAGCTGTAACACTTCTCACCATCTGCAGAGGCACGTATGGGCAATAGAAGAGTCCGGCGTCATAGGCGCTGGTTCCCTTGTAGCCTGCCACGTAGTACTGAGTGTCAGAAACGTTGGAGGAGAATGGGTCGATGAAGACCTTGAGCTTACCATTGATGGTACCAGCGAACAGGTTACCTGTGTCATCGACGTTCAGGTTAGCGTTCAGTGCTGGGGTGTAATCAAGTACACCAGCCATTGTCAGGGCGGAAGCGACATCTGCGGAACAGATGATCATGTTGCCCTTCCCTCTACGAGTCAGTTGCGCGATTGCGTTACAGTCTCTTTCGATTTGGAACAACAGACCCTTGAATTTCTCAACACTCCAACGTCCGTTGGAATCGAGGTCCAGGTCAAACACGCCAGCGGCGTTCACGTTGTTCTGAGCACCAGGCTTAGCAGTTCTGTAAACGGTACGAACCACTTCTCTGTTGATCTCAGCAAGGATCTCAGAAGAAAGGATGTTAGCCAGTTCGGCTTCAGCATCCAAACCATGAATGGCTCTCAAGTCCTGAGCCAGTTCCATGGAGTACTGAGCCTTCAGGGCACGTCCTCTTGCTTCCACAACGACCTTCTCGATCGAGAAGCCCATCTGACGGAACTCTTTACCAGATTCACCAGCAGACTCAAGGTCGCCAGTTCCAAGACCACCACCAGCGCCGACACTCAGGTCAGCCAGGACGGGATCGTAGTCAGTGCCACCAGGGTTAGTAGCGTCAGAAGCAGAACCTGTAGCGGAGTCAGCAGACTCAAGCAGACCAGGATCTCTCTCACCAGGAGTGACGCCAGGAACGTTAGGGTGAGTTGTAGCTGGAGTGTTTGTGAAGCTATTCAATCCAGCAGAGAAGGAAGGATTGGCTTCGTCAAACAGTGCTTCGTTAGGACCTTCAGGACCGTCATACATCGCACGCATGGCGAAGATAAGACCTGTAGGACCGGACATTGGCTGAACACCAGCAATGTCATAAGCGATCAAGTTAGGCATCGAGCGTCTGATCAAGCTGATCAGCACGGGGTCGAAACCAGCGACAGGACCTTCAGCAGCTGCGGAGTTGGTGAAACCACCATCGCCAGCTTGCATCGTAGGTGCTTCTGTCAAGAGACCAGAGCTGATGCCCATGGCTGCCTGCTCACGCAGGAATTTTTCTTGGTTTTCGAGAAGGTGTGCGGTCACCTGCTTTCTGTAGCTATCCTTAATCTCGGGGAGATCAGAATGCTCAAGAATCGGTGCCCACTTCTCGTTGAGATGTTGTGCGGACATTTGTTTTTTAAAAATTTAGTTTGAAATTAACGAATTGTTCTGCCGATGGCTCTTGCGTAGGCATCCATCTGGTTGCCATGAGTCTCGGAGATTGTTGGAACTACAGGCTCGTCATTACCCAATAGGACTTCTTCATTTAGTTGCTCGGATTGTCCGATGAAGGATTCCTTCAGGATGTTGAGCTTCTGTTTGTAGGACTCTTCACTTTCAAACTCTACACTTTCAGCAAGTCCAGCAAGCTTGTCCTTAGCCGTCTCGGAAAGATCCCAAGATACGTCAGCCAGGAGTGCGCCTCTCTGATACTCACTCATGTTACCAGAAAGGCGAACGTTGTTCTCGATCTGTTCGTTGAGTTTGTCTTCCATGTCATCAAGCTTCGCCACCATTGATTCGAAGATATCATACTTCTCATCAGGTAGGGTGACGTAGTGGTCTTCAAATAAACCTTTCAGACCTTGCATAAAGGATTCTGAAAGCTCATTGCGGATGCCGTTTTCGACAACCAGTTTGTTCTCTTCAAGCCATTGCTGACTTGTGTAGTTGAGGAAACCCTCTACCTTCTCGGCGATGTCAGTGATCTCGGATTCGAACCTTGCCGAGAACTCTTCTTCCAAACGAGTAACTTCAAGTTTGAGTTTCTCATTCAGAGCACCTTCAAAGATGACCTTCGCTTTCAGCTTGAAGTCATCAGAAGCATCATGATCACCACCTAGTTCGTCAAGTGCTTCACCTGCTGTGTTGTCGATTTCGGCGTGCTCAGAAGTCGTTGTTGGCTTCGTTTGCCCTCCAGGTACGACATTAGGTCCTACGGACCCATCAGGACCTTCGTTTGAACGACCACCATCATTTCCCTTTGTTCCTGGAATGATGTTGTCACCCAATTTCTCCATGCCACCAGAAGCAGCACCAGCTTTGTTGTTAATAACCGTGTTGGTCTGACTTACACCATCACCATAAGACATCTCGGCAGAACCGTTGTCAGCTTTATAGTTTTGGTTAGTAGGACCGCCTTTATCCTCAATCGAAGTACCGCCAGGTACCACGGAGGTTGGGACTTTATCCATGCCCTCAGGGGCACCAGCTTTGGCGTTTACCGCCGTACGTGATTGAGCCATTGTTTAATTACTTGTTTCAGTTATTTATTCAGAAGTATTTAGAGATTATAAGAGTTTATTACTAAAATCTTACGTAAAACTATCCAATCAACAGGTCTCTGAAACCCTGTAAGATTGCCTCATCAAGTTGATGAGCTGGTGAAGCATTGATTGTATCCTTCACTTTTTGAACATCAGACTCTTTTAGGAGCCCGTTGTCCCATACCCATTCCCTTCCTTCCATAATGCCTTGAACGAAAGCGTCTGGAGCAGAGGGATCTGCAACAATGTCAGCAGCAGTAGCCAACATGAAGTCTTCACCGACATAATTAGAACCATTCTTATTAACAAGAGATCCCATACCACGTGATGAAACACCCAGTGTGACCCCATCATTAAGAAGGGCTCCGGCGATTCTTCCCATTGGAGTCTCAAGGATTTTTGCCTTTCCAATGAAGTTACTTCCCTCTTGTTTGAGTGATGTGATCTTATGTGAAACTCTGTCGAGGTTCACTGTGGGTCCATCTGGGTGACCCAACTCTCCCATTGCTCTGTTCTTATTGACATAAGATTCGTTGTAACGATTAACCTCTTTAGCCAGAATACGGCTTTCGTAGATTCGTCCGTTACGATTCTTGATGTCACCTTGGAGGAAAGGTCCCTGGATGTAGAAGTGCTTTTTACCACCCTTCTCTTCACAGAGGACCTCAACTGCCTCCACTTCTTCTCTAATCAGTTTCATCAGTTTGTTCCTGTGGTTCTGGTGTTTCTGAAGTCACCACTCCATCAGCTGCCATGTCAACGACAGGAGCGAAGTAGTTTGTGGCAACATCTGCTTTGATGTCGTTGATTGCAGAGTAGGAACGACCCATGAGTTCTGTGTTCATCACATCAGAAGCTTCGGCATTCTTTCCCTGGACAATCAAGTCAATAAGTTCTGCAACTCTAGACATAATAATTGTTGATTTTAGTTATTTATTAGTTGTGGCAGTTACTGATAAACATCAGAGACACCACCGCCAGTGGCAGCTGCCATGGCATTAGGATCCATTGGCATTCCCTGTTGCATGTCACCTGATAAATCCATGTCACCTTCCATTGGTGCATTAGGATCTTCAGGTTCCTCTTGGGCATTGGGATCCTCTGCCATTGCGGCATTAGGATCAGGAATGATACCAACGTTTCGTTCGTAAGAAATCTGTCTGTCGATCTCTTTGATTTCACCATCAGTGTAACCAAGAAGTCTGTTACGAACCTGATAAACACTGAAGTACTTACCAACATAAGGTTCTGCCATTGCAGCAACCTGAAGTCTGTTCTGTAACATTTCCATGTCACGAAGTTCGTTGAAGTGATTATCGTAAATGTAATCAAACTGGATGTGTTCCTTCATCCCATCAAACTCTTTAGGTGAAACAACACCCTTCAGAATTAGTTGAGTCTTCAGAAGATCCACGAACAGATATGAGAACTTCTTCCTCATCCGTCCCACGAACTTGGCAAACTTGACTTCATCTCTCATGATGTTGTCGGACTTACCAATCTGGAATCCGCCACCATCACCACCATCCATTCTGGATGAAGGAACATTCAAGGAGTTATAAAGTTTGTCTTGGAAGTACTTGAGGTCAGTCAGTTCTCCAAGGTTCTGTCCACCAGGAAGTGTGGAGACTTCTGTACCTCTGCCGCCTTCACGACGAGGTAACCAGTAGTCTTCCAACATTGACATGTATTTCTTATCATCTTTGATCTCACCAGTTCTCTGATCGTAAGAGACTTTAGTTCTGTAACGTGCCATCACGTCACGGAGATACTGTTCTGCCTTCTGTTTGGGTAGGTTACCAACATCAATGTAGAACAACCTTCTTTCAGGTGCTCTTGCCATTCTGTAAATCACAATGGCGTCTTCCATCCAACGGAGTTGGTTGAGTGACTTGTTTGCTTTGTTTAGATACGACAGAACCATTCCATTGTTTCCGTCAACCAAACCTGAGGTGACATAAGAGATGGCGTCTCTGGCAATCTTAACAGTCTGTTGTTGTCCTGCATTACCACCGAATTGATTACCAATATAATTCATTCCCTTTTTATTATAAAGGAAATACTCAACCACTCTTGATGGGAACTGAACATTTCTCTGCCCCGCAACCTGTGGCATGTTCGATGAGTAAGTCTTTGCGGCACTTCTCAGGTGTGGTTCATTGGCGTCTCTCTTCTTATACTCTCTCACCAACTTGATTTTCATTGCATCGACATTTCTAATGTCGGTGATTCCCCTTTCAGGTTCATTCAAATCAATAACTTTATGATAATAAAGTCGTCCATCAATGTACCAACGACGGAACATCTCATGTGCTTTATTATTAAAGTCTAAAAGATGAAGGATGTATGCAAATTCTTCCCTGATAATAGTCTTAACTCTTTCACTGACATCCAGGTTGGACAAATCAATTGCCACTGGAGTGTCATTAGTGTCTGAGACAATTGCCTCATTGACAATATCTTCAATGGCAGAATCCACTTCTGGATGCATTGCCATGCAACGGTATTTTTTAATGCTTTCGTAATCTTGTGCACTCTCACTGTCAAGAGCAACACTATAACCTGTTAGTCCACCAGCGGCGACGGTGACACCGTCATCCATATTGGGTGGAATAGGAGAAATCTTTTTGAGTTCCTCTAAGTCATCCTGTTTGTACGAAAAACCAAACAGTCTACTATTTTCGTTTGGATTCACTTTGGCGCGTTCGTTCCTTATACCTTATTTAGAGACATAAAAAAAGAGGACCCGAAGGTCCTCTGTAAAATGTCAGGATAAAATCAGCTAATGATTTGTCCTCTACCTGAAGTAAGATCAGGAATTCCACTGGGTTGACGTGGATCATCCTTAGCTGCACTCCAGTACTGGACTGCAAAGTCCACTGTGTACTCTTCGACTCCATCAGCATCAAACGCGAGTTCAATAGAACCAACGTTGAT